GCATAATCACAATGCGTGTTGTGCGCCATGAGAATTTTGCCGTCAACTGTCTTTGAACCAGTGGCGATGAATGCGCTGCAGCGTTGGTCTAAGCTTGCGACCGAGCTTGCGACCGAGCCGGTATTTAAAGACCCATAAATCTCTTCCATCGATAAATACATATTCCAGGCAATCAACTCGTTCAAAGACATTGCTGAAGAACATCCGTCGCGGATTCCACGAAGTTCATCAAATATATTTTTCCATTCATCGGTTTCTTTCACAAAAGAAACGCATTTGGAAACGTATTCAGTGAGAGAAGTTTTATAATACTTTTTAACCAAGTATTTCATTACCTTTCTGGCTTTCTCTATTTGTTTACGTAAGATTTGACCGTGCTGATAACCCATCTCGTAATAAGAACCGGAAACTTTTACAGTTATCCAACCCTCTAATGAAGAAATATTCTTTCGGGTTTTTGTGTTTTGGTGTTTCCTGACTCTTTGGGTCATTATTATATAAGAGTTAAAGAGAAAATGACATTATAAATCGTCGTAATAAAATAATATAAAAAATATTTTATTTTATAAATAAAAAGAGGGAAAGGAGGGGTCAAAAGGCGTATTGTTGAACTCATTTATTTCGAGGGAGAAAAAACTCATTTATTTCGAGGGAAGGTTCAAAAGGAAACCGTAGGTTTCCTTTACATAAAGAAAATGTAAGCAATCATGATAAACATAACCACATATGGAAGAAGGAACAAGAACCACGAAACAGATTCATATCCATTCTTGCAAATCAAGTTGAGAATCCACGTCCAGAATAAAACGTAGAGAACCTTGATGACAAAAATTAAAAAGGTGCTAGTGACGCCACAACTATAATCTCCTAAACAATATATGTTGGTATTTCCGTAATTTTGAATCGACATTATTAAAATTGCAATAGTTGAAATAATAAAATAAAAGTAGGCGGGGGTGCACCAGTTGCGAATATTCAAAGACATTTTTATAATCTATCTGTAGAGAAAAATTAAACCTTGTAAAAATGCCCTACTGAATGTGCAGATGGTTGGAATCCAGTAATTTGGTCAGCAGATTGGGATGCACCCGAAAGTGAACCAAACTGGCTAAAAAAACCGGAATTTCCCCCACGCAGATATTTACGCGAATGTTTCTTTCCACCTCTTAATACAGAGGATGCCATCTGTCTTGATGGGTCATGTTCAAATGTATTTTGCGGATAAAACTTGCTAATTGGCACGCTGAAGTTTCCTCCTTTCATTTTCCTTCTTTTACTTCTGGTCTCTCTTTCACTTCTGGTCTCTCTTTCACTTCTGGTCTCTCTTTCACTTCTGGTCTCTCTTTCACTTCTGGTCTCTCTTTCACTTCTCCGATTGCGACTTTGTCTTGCCATGTTATAAACTAATATGGTAAAAAAAATATATACTATCTATTCGATATCAACATGGGTCAACATATGTCGGCGACAGCAGGGGTCCACCAATTTTAAATCATCCAGCACTTCGCCCTCAGCGGTCTTCTTCGTATTCCCCTTCGACAAATAAACGGTCCTTTCCAACACTACACTATCCTCCGTTCCCATTATTTGTTGTTTTTTCTGACGAACTTTCTCCAAATAACATCTATATTTACTGGCTAAAACCTTGCCACAAGTTACGCATTTCACTGGAATAATCATTTTTATATAATATATATTATCTATATTATTGTTTATATTAATTTCAATTTTACAAATGATTTAAAGTTTTTCTATTATTAAAAAATAATGAGTAAATATATTGAAAGAAGTTGCAATGATGATTACAGCCCCCATTTATACAAAGAAGTAAGAATTGTAAAAAATTTTAATGATTTTCACAAAACAAATTTCTGTAAACAAGAAATTGACCACATATATTGGATAACTGATATTTATAAGGTGCAAGTTCCAGTAGCAATTAAGTATTCACAAGAGTGCCATATGTGCGGAACCAAACTGACTGATTTGGACGAATTTTGTTGCGATGCGCATCGAGAGACATTTGATTCTAAAAAATGTTTTTGGGGAGAGAAATGCGAATTGTGTCTAGCAAAAAAAAAGATGGATGCAGAAGCAGAAGCAGAAGCAGAAGCAGAAGCAGAAGCAGAAGCAGAAGCAGAAGCAGAATATGAAAAGTATATAGAAGAAATCAATGCCCAAGAAGAAGAACCTTAAAATTACATATATTTCAGACCCTTTCGCGCAAAAGCATCGGCAATATTATTGTTCAACGAATTCTCGTCCAATAATCCAGTGTGTGCGCGAACATGCTGAAAATTGATGTTGGGACTTTTATTGAAAATGGTCGTCATTGGAATCAACAAATCTGTGTTTTTCACTGGCTCACCATTTGTTTTTCGCCATCCGTTTTTGGTCCATACACCACAATATTGTGTAAGCGATTTGATTGTATATTCAGAATCCGTGTATATGGTGCATTGCTTTGACCGAAACCAAATGTTGTGGATAATTAGTGCATAAGAAACTGCAAGCAACTCACACCGCTGGCTAGTTGGCGGCACAACCAATGATTTGGGATATGCTAAACTCAAATTGGGGTGATCATTGTCCGGAAAATAAAGACCCATCCCGCCGCGAGCACCAAAGTGCTTGTTACCAATGCAGGAACCGTCTGTGTATATGCGAAGTGTTGTTGAAAAGAAACGTCTCATTTTATTTTTATATATTTATTTACAGATAAATACATAAAAAATCAATTTTATACCGACAAATCTTCAATCTTGTAAAAAATATATATATGATAAAAAAGCAATTCTTTTTTTTACAGAAACGTAAGGGAAGGGGTCGTAGGGGAAACCGTAGGTTTCCCTACCTGCAATTGCCATAGCATTTGCCCTGATAATAATAAAAATCCTTATTTTTTAGGTTATAATCTGTGTAATTTGCCGTGTTTGACGGTCCGTTCTCACTTCCCGCCACACATTTTTGCCCCCCAATTAAGGTGCAACAACTGGTGGAAGCGCATGTATTCAGGTCTAGAGCCCCGCACTTTTCTTCAATGGCTAAAGTATTGTTTTTGAATTGGGTGCAAAATCCGCCCAACATTCCTGCAGTATTGAATACAGGGGCAGGTTGCGGAAGACGTGTTGTCCTACTCAAATAGACACTGTCCTCATAATTTGGAACATAGTTGGATGAACCATATTTGTATGCACCTGGAATATAATAAAGAACTGGTGAAAAACTGGCGTCCGTATTTTCTTCGCGAATAAGCTGTCCATTTGCATCAAAAGAGTAATATTTGCCAAGTTCATCATTATTTATTTGTTCCGTCTTTGCTTCAGGCATTTTATTGTAAACAGTGTCGAGATTTGTTGGGTCATACGCGGAATCAAAAGTAGAAAACGCATACTCGGTAATATCTGGGTTAAAAATTAGATAGTCTTTAGCATCAATCATGTAACCTTTTGGCAAAGGGGCTGGAAGAGGTTTCATCATGTATTTATCTAGTATTGATTTTCCCTTTGCATCATTAAACGGCGCAATTCGATAGTTTCCATTTGGTAATGGTGTGGATTCAGTTGCTACAGTTTGACCTGCAGGCAAAGGAATTTCCGTATAAGGCCCTTCTCTCAACATTTCATCCGTTGTATTTTTATAAGATTGGATTGCATAGTTTGCCACATCATTTTTTGGGTCAACAATCAGTTTTGTTTTATCTGCAGGATTAATGATGTATCCGGTAGGTATTTTAGGTTTCATTTTCCAAATACCTCCGCCAGTATCTATTTTATAATACCCATCGGGTGGGTCCATTCCATAGCCATTTACGCCTTTTTCTCTATTGTTTGGTCTTGGACCGGGGTATGTGGCACCCGGGATGTTTTGTTCCATAGTCAAATCGGAACCAATTGTAACCATGGGTTCCCAACCTTTACCAAAAGTGAAATAGGCAAATAAAGATGCTAAAATGACCATCAATAGAAAAACAATATAACTTAGTTTGATGTAATCCATTGTATAACTATTATGTGGATTTTTTTTGTAAGTATAATATATAATGTTTTCGAGAAGACCTCTGTACACAAATAACACTTTGGTTTTTTACAAACGCGGAAGTTTAGCGTCGGGAGGAGTTTCGTCTGTGTCTAACTCTCGTGTTAAGGCGCGCAGGACCTAAACCAGTTTTTTTTATGACAAGTTTCTTTTTCTTATTTTTTCTTGACTTTTTCTTAGATACCAATATTATTGGTGCAATTGATGGAACATCTAAGTGTGCATCTTCAGAGAAACCAGTATAAATTCCATCGGTATTTTCGATGTTGTCTTGGTAGTTTCATTATATATATTGTATACTCTATAAAATTGAATTATTTTTTTGTAAAATTATATTTTACAAAAAATCAAATCAAATGTTTATATTAATAAAAAATGCAAAAGTGCCACTGCAAAAAAACCATCGAAGCGCAAAGCCAGATTATCAAGCAATGCTGCAATCGAATTATCGAGTTGGAAACCTACATTATGAAAATCGAGCCAAAAACAAAAGTTGTGACCATCAAACAATTATTTCCGGATGCCCCTCCAATCATTGACATCCACAAGATAGAGAAAATCACCGACAAACATTTCCTAATTAACCTAGAAGAAAAATACGACAAATTTCTGCAAAAGAATGAGCAATTGTTGTTTATGCACGATATTATTGAAGACTTGTTGGATATACGAGATGAAATTCTGCTTCGAATTGGACGACTAAATCGTCAAGAGCGAATGTCTCTATGGCAATTGTAAACCATGGGGGTTTTTAGTCGTTCCCCTAATATATAATGGTATTCACTAAACCATCCATAAAAATTCAAGAATTTTTAAAAAATATTCCATTATCACCTGCATTCCATTTCTCTCCATCTGCAGTTCCAGTGATTGAAAAAATATATAACCAAGCAACAACAGGACATTTAACTAAACCGCAAGCAACCATTGTTCAGAAAACTGTGGTGCACCCTGGTGCACCCTGGACCAAAGGGTCCAGCTACGAATATATGGAAGACAGTATTAAAACACATATTAAAGAATTGAAAAAATATATAACCCAGGTTAAGCTGATTGTTGGTGAAAGAATATACACCATTTTTTTTATAAATACATGCTCGGAATCGGTTGACAACTATGTCAAATGGATTAACACGTGGTTGCAGGTCGCAACGTTGTATGCAAGCCCCAATTGTTCTAAAAAGGTTACGGTCTATCTTTATTTAACCGATTTGAAAAAGGTGTTGCCGAAAAAAGATAAGATTGAACTGGACGCAGAAAATGCAAATACCGCTTTCACCGACTTATGTCAATTGGAAACCGAAATTATTTTGTACCGGAGAGAAGAATGGTTCAAAGTGTTTATCCACGAATCGTTCCACAATCTAGGGTTGGATTTTGCAGGGAGCAAAATGAATCTTTCTCAAATTTTTCAAATTTTCCAAATTCATTCCGAATTCAAATTGTATGAAACATATACCGAATTGTGGGCGGAACTGATGAATATTATTTTTATTGATGTGGCATCCGGAAAACCATTCAATAAAGTTCGGCTAGAAAAATATATCCAAATTGAACGCAAATTTTCTCTCATACAATCCGCAAAAATATTGAACCATTTTGGCATAACTTATTCCGACATTTTAACCGGAAAAGCAAAAGAAAAATACAAAGAAGACACCGAAGTTTTCTGCTATTTTATTTTGAAAACAATTTTACTTTATAATTGCAACGATTTCATTGAATGGTTGGCCAACCATCAGAAACCAGTCTCCAATAAAGTAGACAAGTTTGTTAAAGATTTAATTCTACCAAGGTATAATGAAATCCAGATTGTTATGGACAAATTTCAACAGTATGTGAAACCAAGTAAAACATTCATTGGTTCAACTTTGCGAATGACAGCACTTGAGCAATTACTGTAGTAATGTCTGCAACTTTGCATTTAATTCCGCAATTTGTTGCTGGAGAAGAAAAATGGTGTCATCAACTTTTGCAAGTCTGTCAAAATCGGCCTGAAACTCTTTCATCAAATCAAGCTTTACATTTCCGTGTCCAGGACAACCTGCAAAATGGACGGCAAACAACCCATCGCGGACGGCAGTTTCGGCGGATTCGCGACTTCTTACATGCTTTTTGAACACATCGGTGTTGCACATGTTGTTATGGATAAAGAAAAAATTTAAAAAGGGCTGGTCGTAGAATTTTAACTTGTTCTGATACATGTCCAAGTAAAAAGCCTGTTTAGTCTTGATGAACAACTTCTTAATTGCTGGAATATTCTTGAAACCCATAATAAATGAAGCAAGTCCTTCTCTGTCGGCACATTCTGAATTTTCCTTTAAGAACAGGGAGCGACCCCAATACTCAGCGTCGCATAAAATGTTTCCCTCGCCAAAAACGTAGACCAGGTCATCCTGAATGCTGTCGAACATGGGGAGCGGGTCTTTTATAAAGATAGAATCCGCATCAATGTAAATTATCTTTTCATAATTATCGATACCGGGGTAATCAAAAATATCCAATTTGGATATGCGGGCCTGGTTCATTGACTTATAGAAGTTCTTCTCGAAGAATTTCACACCATCACATTTTGACTGGATTAACGTCTTATATTCACTTGTAGTATAAACTAGAAAATCAACAGTGGAACCGGTTTTTTTGAATGAATTCATTAAATATGCAATTATATCTGTGTAACTTTCTTGGTGGAAACAACTGGTATAAATTAAAAATTTAGACGACATTTATGAAGTATATGCCAAACATCTTTTATATTATTTTATCTAGAATTATAAAATTGAATTATAAAATCAGAATAAAATCAGAATAAAATCAGAATAAAATCAGAATAAAATCAGAAT